GTGAGATCGTTTCTCCATCATGCTCGCGAACATCATTTGTGTAATCGCCTGTGTGGTGGGGGTGCTGGCGGCAGGCATCGCTGGGAGAACCGGCGACGCATCAGCGGCCCTAACCGTAACAGCGTACTCCACACTCATGTTTGGCCTGGCATGGGTGGCACTTGTCTTCCGGAGGCCAGTGGTCAACAAGGAGGCAGAAGGTAGGGTGCAGGACTACCTTGCAGAAGCTGCTGCGGAGCCGGCAGATCTGCCTGAGGGGACCACGGAGGAGAAGTGTACCGCGGCTAAGTGTGAGCGCATGGCTATAGAGCACGTCAAGTCCAAAATTGGGTTCATTCGTGAGACTGAGGCTAACCGACTCGTAGTGGGGAGGTTGGTCCGGGATTACATGAACGCAATGGGGATGCGGCCGTCTCACATATGCCGGCACGCACCGATGGCCGTCGAGTTGTATTTTGTCCCGACTGATGTGGAAATAGCGGCTGCTGAAATTCGCCGCACTCGCACCAAAGCGCAGTACGTCAAGCGCCTTGATGCGGGGCCCAGAGTCGCTTAGGGGCGCCCAGCTGTGCTGGCTGGCGTGGATACTCAAGTTGACGTGACTGATTATCCAGGCATTGCCGTCACCAGGACAACTGGGGGTCAGGGCAGGACAAAGCAGGTCAGGGAAGTGCGCATCATGGACGGCCTTGGTGGGTCGGCCCTCTATGGTGTGCACAACCCATCTCTGCGCAATTTGTGTCGTGGGGTGGTTGAACGCGTTCTCTGCACGCGTGTCAATGGGGTGTTGCGAGCCCCAGTCAGGCCTATATTTGGCGTATTTGCTCGCCTCAAATCCGTGCGGAATGCCGTTCGTAGAAACACGTGTTCGACCAACGTTGTGGAGGTGGACGATTACCCGTCCCTCTACCATGACGCTCGCAAGCGTGCAGTATACGAGCGGGCCGTCGCGAGCCTTCATGCGGGGGGCGTTACCCGTCGCGACGCACGGGTGAGCACTTTCGTCAAGGCCGAGAAGGTCAACTTCTCGGCTAAGCCTGATCCAGCTCCACGTGTGATCCAACCACGTGACGCGAGATACAATGTCTGTGTCGGGCGCTACCTGAAGCCGTTTGAGCATGCAATGTACGAGGCATTTACCAAAGCATTTGGCTACCAGGTCATTTGCAAGGGCCTCAATGCCACGGGGACGGCGCTACAGCTCAGGGAAAATTGGGAGGCGTTTCAAGAACCTGTCGCTATCGGGCTCGATGCTTCACGGTTTGACCAGCACGTCAGCCGGGAGGCTCTCGAGTTTGAGCACAGCTATTACAACAGCGTCTTCAATTCACCTGAGCTTAAGCGCCTGCTCAAGTGGCAGCTGGTTAACAAAGGGATTGGGTGGACATCTGAGGGCAAGGTTGAGTACACAGTGGAGGGCTGCCGCATGTCTGGCGACATCAACACAAGCATGGGCAACTGCTTCATCATGTCCTGCATCGTTCTGGCCTATTTCGAGCACGTGGGGATATCCGCGCGCCTCGCCAACAACGGCGATGATTGCGTGGTGACGTGCGATAGGCGTGATCAGGCCAAGCTGGATGCCATTGGGGATTGGTTCCGTGATTTTGGGTTTGTGCTCACACGCGAAGAGCCGGTTTATGAGTTTGAGCAGATTGAGTTCTGCCAGGCTCAGCCCGTTCTTACGGGCAACGGCTACCGCATGGTGCGTAACCCATACACGGCCTCCTCAAAGGACATGGTGTCGCTGCTGCCATGGAACAACGAGTTGGAGTTCGACAGGTGGCGCGGGGCCATATCCTCATGTGGGCTCAGCCTGGCAACAGGTGTACCGTTTTGGGAGGCATTCTACCGCAGGCTAGGGGGCGTGGCCCACGCAGGCAGTCAGGCACTCATCCAGGATTCCGGCTTAGGGTACATGGCTAGGGGCGTTCAGGCGTGCGACATCACGCCCGAGTCCCGCTATTCCTTTTGGCTGGCTTTCGGTATGTTGCCTGATGTCCAGGAGGCCTTGGAGCAGCAAGAGGCCAATGTCTGCTATGCGAGGCCCGCCCCCTTGACCTTTGGAGAGGTCACACCGTTTACCCACTACCAGCGATGATGTACTCGCGCTTGCAGCCTAACACCAACAGGAGAGTCCGGAACAGGGTGAGGGCGAGGGGTGTTGGCACCCAGAATTGCATTGTCAGCAGCCACGCTGTCTATGACATCAATCTGGGCGCCAGCGACACCTCGTACTTCTTCTTCAGGCTTAACGCCTTTGACGCCAATTGTCATCAGGCTGTGTGCGCCTCCCTGGCGGCGAACTACGAGTTCTATCGGATTCGGTCATTGTCTGTTGAGTATATACCAACAGGCGGCACGAATGAGGTCGGTCGCACCCAGTGTGCATTCATTGAGAACTCCGAGCTTATGCTCAGGTTCGCAATCACTGGTGATGTCGACCGGTCACTCATGCTGTCCTCGGCGGAGCGGGTGGAGACGTTTAGCAACGCCTTCCCCGCGGTCAAGACGTTCAATAACTCAAGGGTGAAATCACGTTCGTGGTTCCACACAAACGTTAGTGTAACGGCTGATGCCAACAGCTATGATCGCTCCATAGCCACCATGTTCGTTGCCCGGGTGAACTCGCAGCCCAACACCAATGTGGGGTCCTTTGTATTTCACGTCACGTACGAGTTCAGTGGTTTGGGTGCTTCAGGAGCTGAGACTTTGCTCTTGAGCAGGGCAGATGGTGGGTACCGTCTGTTTTACCCTGGTGACGCCACCCACATGCCGCCGGTCGTGACCCTGGCCACTACGCTAGGCGACACGGTTTACGACATGCGTGTGCCGAAACCGCCGCCACTTCTCGAGCCGCAACCGCAAGACGACTCCGGGTGAGTTAGTGTGTCTAGGTCCTGAGGGGAGGGTACTTGGCTCCAACCATTCTTCCAGCCTTTCGAGGCGGCGGTACCCGAGTTCCGATGGCACGCTGGCAAGAGGAGGCGTAAACCTGCAGGCATGGGCAACTCCCAAGG